GCCGATCATGCTGTTGGGTAACTGCACGAACGAGCAGTCTCAGCAGTGGGACATTGAGGTCGATCCAGAGGCGCTGATGTTCCGCATCTGGATGCGTAAGTCCGGGGAGTGGAAGGACGCGCAGGGCCACACCTATGTGTTGTCGGAAATCCCTGAGCGTTTCCATAGGTTTAGCTTTGTCAGCGGCATCTACGATGCTGACGTTGAGGAATAATTTCGCTGATGGGCTTGTCAGTTTAATTTGAAACTGTAGCATTAGCGACCCTGCGTTTGACGGCGCAGATACAGAGGGATAATATCGAAATGACCGGGAACTGTGGCGATGTCCAAGGCTTGCCTAAAAACCACAGGAGCGGCGGGAGGCGTGCTCCCCCCTGTTCGCCCGCCGTATCCGTCAAGTCCCGGTCATGCTCCATCCGTGACATCAAGGATCGCCTGAGCGCGTCTCACATTGAGGCGCTGTGCCGGGACTGGTTGCCGCGCGGCAAGCGACAGGGTGGTTGGTATTTAGCATGTGCGCCGTGGCGTGACGACCGGAACCCATCGCTGGGCGTGTCGTTCAGCACCGGGCGCTGGCAGGACTTCGCGACGGGCGAGAAGGGCGACATGATTGACCTGTCGATGAAGCTGTTTGGCGACAGCCTGCAGGAGACGCTGAAGGGTTTCGCTGAGATGCTTGGCTTGAGCCATGCGTAAGGTAGACTTAAAGGCGCTGGCGATTGCTGAGGATATCACGGCGAAGGCCGAGATTGTCACGCCGATGCCTGAGCCGGTGGTGATTCCTGAGTCGCTGCGGAAGTCTCTTGGGCCGGAGCCTGATGCGATGTGGATATACCGCATGGCTGACGGCGCGGCGTTTGGGGCGGTGGCGCGGTGGAATCCGCCGAATGCGCGTAAAGAGATCAGGCCGATTGTCTGGGACGGGAAGAAGTTTCTCACGTCCGGGTTCGGCAAGGGCCGCCCGCTGTATAACGGCGACCTGCTGGCGGCATCGCCGACTGCGTCTGTGCTGATCGTCGAGGGCGAGAAGGCCGCCGATGGTGCAGCGCAATATCTGCCTGAGGGCTGGGTCATTACGACGTGGCAGGGCGGGGCGAAGGCTGTCGATCAGACGGACTGGAGCCTGCTGGCTGGGCATAGCTGCGTGGTCTGGCCGGACAACGACACGCCGGGCATCGAGGCTGCGCTGGATATCCAGAAGATACTGGGCGAGCATCGTGTGCCGGTGTCGATTGTGACGCTGAGTGCGGTGTTCCCGGATGGCTGGGATCTGGCCGATGCGCTGCCGTTGAAGGCGAAGTCGCAGCAGATCACAGACATCCTGCGCCGGGAACTGAAGCGCGCGGCGGTGCCGGAGATAGTCACCGATGTCACATCGCTGGAGGGTGATGACCCTGACGAGGAGCCCGCGCGTGAGTGGCGACCGCTGGGGTTCGATAAAAATAAATTTATGGTTATGTCGCAGGCCGGGCAGCAGGTGGACACATACGATCCGAGCTATTTGATGAGCCAGAAGGGGTGCATCAATATCTATCCAGACCCGGGGCACTGGGGCGCGCCTCAGGGCAAACCGGATGGGAAGAACGTTGATTGGATTATGGCTGGCGCGCGAATCATGAAGAAGTGTCACGACGTTGACGTGTATGATTCGAGGCGACTGCGCGGGCGCGGTGTCTGGATTGATAAGGCAGAGGACGGCGTTGAACGGGCGATTATGAACACGGGCGGCAAGCTGATCGTAAGCAGGCCCGGTGCGGAAACGCGCAATATTTCGTTCGTTCGGATTAAGAGCCGCTGGATTTACAGTAAAAGTCAAAGCCTTATCTTGGATGTGCATGATTACAGCCGGCAGGCGAGCGACGACGATGGCCGCATGATCCGTGAACTGTGCAACAAGGTGCAATGGGATGCCCCGATATACGGAGACCTGCTGGCTGGCTGGATTGCGACAGCGGTGGTGTGTGGCGGATTGGATTGGCGCACCCACGCATGGGTCACGGGTAATCAAGGATCGGGTAAGTCCACAATCGTGAATCTTGTGGCGGGTTCTTGCCTTGGCGGTCTAGGGCTCTATCCACTAGGGGCTACGACGGAAGCTGGCATCCGGCAGATGATCGATAACGACGCCATGCCTGTGATTTTCGACGAAGCTGAAGACGGTGACGAGAAGTATAAGATGCAGATGGCCGCGCGTCGTAAGGCGGTGCTTGATCTGATGCGGCAGGCGTCGACCGAAGGGCGTGGGCGCATCATGAAGGGGTCAGCGAACCACCAAGCGCGGGCCTTTACCATGCGGTCTGCGTTCCTGATGTCGTCGATTGGCGTGGGCCTGAAGGAAGCTGCCGACCTGACTCGCACGGCAGTGCTGACGATCAGGCCAATGGAGTCGTTCACGGCTGAGGAGCGGCGCAAGAAGGAGGAGAATTTCAAGGAATTCCTCAATCTGGCCGCTGGGATACCAGACGACATGCCGCAAAGGCTGCTGGCGCGGCAGCTGCATAACCTGTTCACGCTGCGCCATAACATTAATATCTTTAAGGAAACGATTGCTATGGTGCTGGCCAACCGCCGTATCGGCGACCAGCTGGGGACATTGATGGCCGGGAACTTCAGCCTCTACAGCACGAAGCAATTGGACACGAAGCAGTGCGAGAAATACCTGAACACGGTGAACCTCGACGAGTTCCTGCAGGTAAAGTCAGAGCGCGAAGACCGGGTGCTGCTGGATCATATCGTGCAGAGCGCGATCCGCGTTGAAACCCTGCACGGCGTGCAAGACCGGACGATTGGTGAGCTTCTGCTGATCTCCTTCACCCGGCAAGAGCACGCAGACGTGGGCCTGAAGATTGCGGACGATTCGCTGTCGCGCGTCGGCTTGAAGGTTGAGATCGAGCATGGGCTGGCGACCGGAGTGTGGATTGGCCAGAGCATCGTCGCCATGAACAAGATAATGCAGACGTCGACCTATTACGAAGGCTGGTCGGGCGTGTTGCTGCGCCATCCGAGTGCGCGGAAGAGTGAAAACTCGGTCCGCTTCAAGGGGGCGATGTCACGCGGGATCTTTCTACCGAAACATGATTGGCCAGTAGGGTTATGAAACTGACGAAGAGATCGAAGGGCTTCGAGCTTGCGCTCCAGACGGTGCGCGGCTGGTCTGATTCCATGCTGATGCAACGTGATCCGCATGAGTTGACATACACGTTTGGTATTAGACGTGATGAAGCAAACGTGATAGTTAAGGATGAGCGGTATCGCCGTGATTTATAAGATGAAAAAACCGGAGGATAGAATGACATTCCAAGTTGAAGATGGTTACGCAATCCCGGCAGCGCGCCAGCCGAGCAGTCGGCGTCCGAAGTATCCGTGGATGAAGCTGGATGTGGGGCAGAGCTTCTACGTCGAGGGTGCACCGCTCCGCTCGATGACCAGCACTGCATCACATGCGGGTCGGCGCTACGGTAAGAAGTTTATCGTCCGTTTGGCCGATGGTGGTGTGCGCGTGTGGCGTTACGAGTAAGATAAGAGAGAGGGAGAGTATCATGAAGAAACTGATTATCGCTGTCGCGCTTGCGGCTGGTATTGCCACCCCGGCATATGCCATCGCCAGTTTTCTGGTTGGTGAGTGGTTTGCCAATGGCAATCACTTCTGCCGCTACGACAACGGCACCGTGCTGAACGTCGGCTATCGCATCTGCCCACTGAAGATCGAAGGGTAATTCGAAATGGTTGCGAATCTAGAATACGACCTGCAAAACGATGGTCATTACCTGACGGGCCTTCTCAAAGAGGAGATGGAGCACTGCGGGTTTACCAAAGAGCAAATCGCCGCTCTGTCCTTGAGATTCACCAAGCGCGGCTTGATGGTTGTGGATGTGAACGACCAACTATGCGGCCCGCCATTCGAGTGGGGCACTCACATGTGGATCAGGGGGGATCAGGGGTAACTATGTCGGGCCGATACCTGCTTGCAGTCATGGTCGCGACGTTTGCGACTGCGATCTTCCTGATCGTCCGTAACAAGGCGACCGAGCAGGAGACGCTGGACATGTTATACGACGACGACATCTGGCCATGAGTAGCCGGGACATCCCCCTGCACCAGTATGTCTGGGTGTCGAGCGCCCTGATCCGGCGCGACGGTGAGGGCTGGGAGCCTGCGGTGTGGTTCGCCATACGCAGTGAACCGGGTCGGGCTTGGGGTTGTCACGTCATGCTGGAGTGTGGCGCCGTTTATCGCGGTGTCCCACCTCATGCGATTGCGTTCAGTCCCAAGCCCGGTCAGCCACACTGGACGCTGAGGCAGGCGCAGGTGTGGGATTGCTACGGCCACGGGTTCGACGTGGTGCGCTATGCGTATCTGTCGGATCTCACGGCGCGCTATGACTGCACCGATCACCGGGCGCGGTATCTGTTCACGGCTTGCCCGCGAGGCGATGGCTTCAGCGCGGCGCCGGAGCAGAGCAAAGAGTTTATGTTTATGCGGACGGAGGGGGACAGGCTCCTGATCCGACCGACGAATATGCTGCTGTTCGAGGAGTGCAGTTTCACTGAGGACACCGGCTGGCCGAGCAATCTGGCTACGTCCAGCGAGATATGGAGGTGCGAACGATGACTATTCTGATTGCACTTGCTCTGCTGGCAGCTATCTTTGCCTTGATGTACGTCGAGGGAAAGCTGCGCCGTGAGCTTCACGAGCTAAAGATGGAATGCGAGACGATGTTCCATCGCGACCGAAAGACCGGGCGTATCGCCAAGGGTCGGCGCCAAGACTGATCAGAGCTTGGACGGGCCGGGAAGACTTTCCAATATTGGGCAGTCGGCACGTCGCCCCCCGCTGGCAGACCGGGCCAAGATGTCTGCCAAACAAGGACATACAATGCAGCTTCGAGATTACCAAGAATCCGCCGTGCAGGCGGTGCGCGATAGCTTTCGCTCTGGTCACAAGCACACCCTGCTGGTCAGCCCGACCGGTTCAGGGAAGACAGTGATCTTCTCATACATCGCCGCCGGCATGGCCCGGAACAACAAGCGCATCCTGATCGTGGCCCATCGCCGCGAACTGCTGAAGCAGATCAGTGGCGCACTGAAGAGGGTTGGCGTGGCGCATGCGGTAATGGCGGGCGGATATCGCGGCGTGCCTACGGCGAACGTCGTTGTTGCATCCGTGTTCACGCTCGTGAAACGAATTAAGGGCATCGAACCGTTTGATCTGATCATCGGCGACGAGGCCCACCATTTCACGCCTGACTCCAGCTGGGGCAAGGTCGTCATCGGTTTCCCGCGCGCCCGCGTATTGGGCGTCACAGCCACCCCTGAGCGCCTCGATGGCAAGGGGCTGGGTCAGATGTTTGCCGACATGGTTATGGGCCCCACGGTGGCTGAACTGACCGCTCAGGGGTTCCTATCCCACGCCGTGGTCTATGCGCCAAGTGCACCGGATCTGGGAGGGGTGGGCACGCGCATGGGCGACTACGTGCAGAAGCAACTCGAAGACGCGATGGATAAGGCCGTCATCACCGGCAGTGCGGTCAAGCACTACGGGAAATACGCGCCGGGTAAGAAAGCCATCGCGTTCTGCGTGAGCGTGAAGCACGCCAAGAATCTGGCCAAAGAGTTCCGGGACGCTGGGTTTGCCGCGAGCCATATCGACGGCGGCATGAAAGAAGACGAGCGCGACAGCGTGCTGAAGGCGTTCGAGGAAGGCCGGGTGCGGGTGCTGACCAGCTGCGATCTGGTGAGCGAGGGGTTCGATCTGCCGTCCGTCGAGGTGGCGATCCTGCTGCGACCGACGAAGTCTCTCGGGCTGTATCTGCAGCAATGCGGGCGCGCGATCAGACCACACCCTGACAAGGAGAGGACTATCATCCTCGATCACGCCGGCAACACGGCACGGCATGGGTTCATTGACGACGACCGCGAGTGGACGCTGGCCGATGGGTTCGTTCAGGGACGCGGCAAGGGGGATAAGGCTGAGACGGTTCGGACATGCACAGCCTGCTTTGCCATGCATAAGCCGAGCCCGACCTGCCCGGTGTGTGACTACGTCTATCCGGTCAAGCCGCGCACCGTGAAGCACATCGATGGCGATCTGGTGATGACCACCCGCGCGGGTGAGCAGGACATGACGACGGCAGAGGGCATGCTTCAGAATAAGTTTAAGGTGCTGATCAGCGTCGGGCGCAAGCGTGGGTATAAGAATCCAACGCTCTGGGCATACAATGTCATCTGCGGGCAGGAGGCTGCGCGCATTGCGAAGAAGGTGGGGACGCGAGACGTTCAGACTACCAACGGGCTAACTGAAGGAGAGAGGACTGCGATATGGAAGATGACGATGGGGACTGGGCAGGGCGCGAATCGGTATTGATTCCTCTGTCGCTGATACACGCGTTGTCAGTTGGTCTGCTGCGGGCGTTAGATGAATGGCAAGAAGAGCGGGGCATCGATGAGATGGATGCCAGCAGGTGCTTCGTGGCGATGGCTGCAGCGGTCAACTCCGCAATGGAATGCCTGACCAGTGATAACGAAGGGGTTACGATCCAGTGAAAGAAGCAATCCTCCAAGCTGAGATACGTCTCGCTCTGGGACGCCGAACGGACATCATGATGTTCCGCATCAACGTCGGCAAGTTCCGCCCGCTGGACGGTGGAGAGCGTGTGATTCAGTCGGCGCCGGAGGGAACCCCGGACTTGCTGGGTGTCATCACCCCCGGTCGTGCGTTCGCCATCGAGGTGAAAGCACAGCGCGGTAAGCAGCGTCAGGTGCAAGCTGCGTGGCAGGTCGCATGGGAAAGACGCGGCGGAATCTATATCTTAGCCCGCTCTCTCGACGATGTTTACAAGGGGCTTGACATAAAACCGTAGACAGCGGTATGCCTATAAGCCCACAACAACAATACCGGAGGCATACATGGGAGCACTATCCGTCCGTGACCAGACCCACTGGCACGAGCTACGATCACAACACATCGGCGGCAGCGAAGTAGCCGCCCTCTTCGACATGTCCCCGTTCACGACGCTCTGGCAAGTGTGGATGGAGAAGTCTGGCAAGCTGCCACCCGAGGATCTCTCGGGCAACAAGTCCATTCAGGCTGGCACCTTCCTTGAAAGTGGCATCGCTAACTGGGCGGCGCACCGCTGGAATATGAAGATCGACAAGGTCGTCGATTACTTCACGGCTGATGACTGCCCCGGGATGGGCGCGTCACTGGACTTCCAGACGGACGGTGGTCACCCGGTCGAGATCAAGTGGTCGGCCCACGGTGACGGCTGGGAGTACGACGGTGACACGATCACCTCCGCTCCCGACAACTACGTCCTGCAGGTTCTGCACCAGATGGCCTGCACTGGCGCTGAGTATGGCTGGCTGATCGCGCTGATACGGAACGAGCCGCGCCGCATGAAGGTCCCCCGCAGCGAGGAGATAATTTCGAAAATTAAATCCGAGGTCACGAAGTTCTGGGATAGCGTCCGGGCAGGCCGAGAACCCCCGGTGGACTTCGAGAAGGACGGAGACGCAGTCGTGCGACTGCTGGACTTCGTGCCCATGTCGGACATCACGCTGGGTGATGAGCACGCCCACCTTTTCCAGAAGTATCTGGATAACGCTGCAATTGAGAAAGAGGCCAAGGCCAAGAAGGAAGAGGCAAAGACCGAGCTTCTGACCCTCAGCATCGAGGAGATGAAGAAACATAACACATCGCAGGACAAGGCCGTCGTGAAGTGCGGCGACCGCAAGCTGTCGATCAGCACCGTGAAGGCGTCGGTTGGAACCGAGATCACGGAGCAGATGATCGGCACGTTCTACGGCGCCCGATCCGGCTACAAGAAGCTAACGGTTTCAAAATGATAAGGTACACCGTGATGAGGAAAGAAGACGTGATGATGCGGGTAAACCGCGAACTGCTGGGCAAGCTGCGCTCAGTGGCCGGGCGCCACCCATTGAAGCCCACCCTGCGCGCCACCGTTGAGCGCGCGATTGAACTCATGATCGAAGATCTGGAAGAGGAGCAGAGCAATGCAAACAAGTAACCTCCCGGCCAAACCGATGGACCGGTTCAAGCAGGAACTCGCCATGCGCGAGAGCCACCTGCGCAGCCTGCTGCCGCAGTCGATGACCGTCGATAAGTTTCAAGGCGTCGTCGTGGCCGCTGTGGCTGACAACATGGATCTGCTGGACTGCGATCGTGGCTCGCTGCTGAAGGCGTGCCTGAGCGCCGCAGAACTAGGCCTGAGCCTCAACAAGAACATGGGTGAGGCAGACATCCTGAAGGTATGGGATGGCCGCCTGAAGAAGAACGTGGCGCAATTCCGACCCCGCTATAAGGGCCTGATGAAGCTGGCCATGCAGTCAGGTGAGGTGCTGAAGATCGAAAGCCGGCTGGTTCACGAGAACGATCTGTTCGAGGTTGTAGAAGGTCTGGACTCCAGCATCGTCCACAAGCACGGCCTGTCCAATCGCGGCGCGATGGTCGGTGCCTACTGCGTGTGGAAGCTGAAGAACGGCGAGACCCAGTTCGAGGTGATGAGCAAGGAACAGATCCTTGCCATCCGTGACCGCTCATCGGCCAAGACCAAGGACGGCAACGTCGTTGGCCCGTGGAAGACGGACGAAGCCGAGATGTGGCGCAAGACCGTGGTTCGCCGGGCCAGTAAGTACATGCCGCTCTCGACCGAAGCGCAGCGCGCCGTGGCCGTGGACAATCAGGCGGAAGGTGTCGTCGAAGGCGATGACTACACCGGCAGCGAGGTCGACATCACGGACTTCGACGAGACCCCGGTCGCAGAAGTGCAGGTGCAGAGCCTCGAAGAGAAGCTGGCCGCCAAGACAGCGGCAGCACCGCGCCAGAAGGAGGAACTCCACATCGACATTCTGGAGCCGCAGGAAGAAGGCGACATGGTCGATTGGGATGAATGGTGCGAGGCCGCATGCGAAATCGTCGCGAAGCTGACACCGGAAGAGCGCAGCGAGTGGCGTGAACTGCACAACGGCTATCTCGATGAAGCCGAACTAATGGCACCGCGCGGTGCCTCGAAGCTGCGCAAACTGTTTAACTGAGGAGAGAGTGAATGGGTAAGAAATACGATCTGGTCGTCAAGGTTGGCGAATACACTGACGGCCAAGGCCAGACCAAGGGCCGCTTCAAGAACGTCGGCGTCGTGATGGATGGGCAGAACGGCCCCTACATCCTGCTCGACCGCACGTTCAATCCTGCCGGTGTTGGCGGCAACGATGGCCGCGAGAGCATCATCGTCTCGATGTATGAGCCCAAGCAGGACGGCGCTCAGCCCACCCAGCAGCGGTCAGCAGCGCCCGCTCAGCGGCAGGCAGCGCCACAGCGTCCGCTGGAGGACGAAGTTCCATTTTAGGTTACCGTGAAAGCAGGCGGCCTTAACGGGTCGCCTGCTCCACCTGATTATAGACTCGGTTGAAGCGCACGAACTCCCCGTCGATGCGCTCCCGAAGGACCTCAAGCCGCTCCGCCTTTGCACCCTCATCAATGTCTAGATTTTGAATGCGCTTACGCTCTTCGTTCAGCTTCTTAACCGCCGCGCGCGTCGAGGTCAGGGCAGACTGAGTCCGGGGGTTGGTTTCCGCCGGGAACTTTTCAATCAACGCCAGCCGCTCAGCACCGGTTAGATCCTTTAGCTGCTGGTTCACGACGCGCGCCTTCTCTTCGCGCTCGTAATACTCACCCACGTTGCGCCCCTTGCCCGGCTGGCCGATAAGGCGGCGGACCACAGGGGCCGCAAGAGGCTCGCCTTCCGCCCCTGTCCGGTAGAGCGACTTGGCGAGGTTGGTCACGCCGCCAAGGGAGAACTCTAACAGGTATTCAAAGCTCTCGGCGGGCACGTTCAGGTTCCCCTTAACCTTACCCTCACCGCCGGTTATGTCGTTCAGGAACTGAGAAAATTCCTTGAAGCCTTCAGGCGTATTGAAGCGAGCGACGGAGGCGTAGGACTGCCCCTTGTCGAACGGCTCATTATAGATCGGCTTGCCCATGAAGTTCTCGTTCAAGGCGAGTTCGGTCAGCGGCTTGAACACAGTTGGCGTTGCCGCCCGGGCAACGGAGCTTGTGGCATTGCCGGCACTGAACTGCACTGGAGAGAAGTTCCCAAGTGCAGCAGTCACGATGTCCATTCCAGCAGCGCCAAAGTCGTCACCGCGACGGGCGGCATCCATCGTCCGGGTTGCGAGATACGGGAAGAAGCCAAAGCCGTATGGCATCGGGA